CGATGTAATTCACATTCCAGCGCCAACTCGCGGCACGGCTAACGCTAAAGCAGCAACTGATGCAGTGACTTTGATCGCTGCTAGCAACACCGAAGTACAAGTATCCATCGACAAGCACTATGAATATAGCCGTTTGATCGAGGACATCGCTGAAATTCAAGCTCTGAACTCAATGCGTCAGTTCTACACTGCTGATGCTGGCTATGCTTTGGCTCGTCGTGTTGATACCGACTTGGTTCAATTGGGTCGTGCATTTAACGGCGCAACAGTTGGCACCGATGATTATGCAACTAGCAACACCACCACTAAAGCCTTTATCGGCTCAAACGGTACAACTGCATACAACTCAACATCGTCAAATGCAGCCGCTCTGACTGATGCAGCTATTCGTCGCACAATCCAGCGTTTGGATGACAACGACACACCAATGGATGGCCGTTTCTTTGTTATCCCACCATCAAGCCGCAATACATTGATGGGTCTGGCTCGTTACACTGAGCAAGCGTTCGTCGGTGATGGCAATGCAATCCGCAACGGCGAAATCGGCAATCTGTACGGTATCCCTGTGTTTGTTTCGTCAAACGCTGATACTGGTGCCGGCACTTCAGGCACCGACCGTATTTGCTTGATGGGTCATCGCGATGCAATGGTTCTGGTTGAGCAATTGAGCGTTCGTTCGCAGACTCAGTACAAGCAGGAATACCTCGGTACCCTGTTCACTGCTGACACAATCTACGGTGTGAAAGCTATGCGTACTGCGGCAACTGTTGGCGCAGCCCTGTCATCCTCGGCATTTGCCTTGGCCGTACCTGCCTAATTAAACACCCCGCCTTCGGGCGGGGGTTTTTAACCTAATTGGGAGAACTACTATGGCAACAGCATCGGCAGTAACTGTACGTGCAGGTAACGATCAATTTCGTGGCCTGTTTTCTGATACGTGGATGGTGACAGCCACACTTGACGCTGGCTCGCTTGTTGATGGCGCTGGCGAAACTGATGACGTAACCGTTCCAGGCGTTGCCTTGGGCGATATGGTTATCGGCGCATCATTGGGTGTTGATTTGGTGGGTTTGACTGTTACTGGCTATGTCAGTGCAGCCAATACCGTTAAATTCCGTATCCAAAATGAGTCAGGCTCTACTGCTGACTTAGGCGCAGCAACATTGCGTATCGTTGTAGCACGTTCTTTGGCGTAATGATCGGGGGCTTCGGCCCCTGATTTTCAAGAGGGTTTATGGCTATTTTTAAATGCTTGCAAAGCGGTCAAACTGTTGAATTTATGCAACAGCATGACATTGATAGCATGAAGGGTCATGCTGGCTATGTGCGTATTGATGCGCTTGAGAATTCAGGCGACAATGACGAACATTTAGTGATTATGCAGCCTCCAGAGGCAGAGAAACGGCCTGGAAGGCCAAGGAAAATAAACCATGCCGGACATTGATTTGCGTGAATTTGGCAAGCTAGAAGCTCAGGTTGAAGTGTTGCAAACCGAGGTAACAGCCTTGCGTGATGACGTTAAAAAGCTATTGGCAATGGCCAACAAGTCTAAGGGCGGCTTTTGGGTCGGTATGGCCATCGCGTCATCCATTAGCGGTATTTCGGCATTTGTCTTAGATCGGGTCTTTTTTAAATGAAAGACGGTCTATTAACCGGAAAAACCTGCCCCATTGCAACGCAGGATGTCTCGGTCAATCTGAAAAACCGAAACCATGCGTTCAAAGAATACGGTTATGGCCCACCTAATCCAGACGAGGCAAATACTGCCTTTTGGATGAAAAAAGCCACGATGTACAACGCCCCAACCAATACCGTGAAAGGTATGAGATGCGGCAATTGTGCGGCGTTTATTCAGACGCCGAAGATGATGGAGTGCATTGTCGGCGGTCTGGAGAAGGACGAAAACGAAGATGAGTTGTCGTATGACGAAGACTTTGTCGCGGCGGCTGATCTAGGCTACTGCGATTTGTTCCAGTTCACTTGTGCGGCAGCTCGCACTTGTGATGCGTGGAAAGGTGGCGGGCCTATTACTAAGGAGAAAGCATAATGTACGGAGCTAAAAAAGTTGGCAAGGTAATGAGCGAGTATAAGGCTGGTACGCTTAATTCAGGTAAGGGCGGCCCTGTGGTTAAGAGTCGCAAGCAAGCTGTGGCAATTGCCATGAGCGAGGCCAAAATGCCGCAGCGTGGTATGCGCACAGCCAAGAACAAGGCTAAAAAGTAATGAAGGGCGTACCGCACTATTTGCCAGACGGCAAACTTTACACTGGTGCAACGCATAAGTCCGGATATAACTAAGGATTAAGATATGTCAACATTTCAGTTAGACCCTAATCAAGTGGCTTTCGGTGTTCCAGCTATGGGAACCACCCAAGTATTTTCTGTCACCAACTCTAGTGTTCAATCAACCGCTTTTGGTGCATCCACAACGATGGTTCGTTTATCTTGCTCTTTAGGACATTGCCATTTTCAAATTGGCACAAATCCAACAGCAAGTGTAACAACTTCACCCATGATGCCTAACAACTTTTCTGAAATTATTAGGGTAAATGCTGGTGAAAAGATTGCTGTCATTAAAGATGCAACTGTAACGGCATCAACATTTTCAGTAACGGAGTTAGTATGAAGACCGGCCTATACAGCAACATCAACGCCAAGCAAGCCAGAATAAAAGCTGGTTCTGGCGAAAAGATGCGCAAAGTCGGAAGCAAAGGCGCGCCAACTGAAATGGCGTTCAAACAATCGGCTAAGACAGCAAAAAAACCTAAGAAATGATTAAGCGCGGCAAAGAGGAATTTTCTGGTTTTAATAAGCCAAAAAAGACCCCTAATCACCCCACCAAAAGCCATGCGGTATTGGCCAAGGCGGGGGATGAGGTAAAGCTGATTCGTTTTGGCCAACAAGGTGTCACCGGCAGTCCGGACGGCAGCAAACGCAATGAAGCATTTAAGGCGCGCCACGCTCAGAATATCGCCAAGGGCAAAATGAGCGCAGCGTTTTGGGCTAACAAGGTTAAATGGTAGCCAGAAATAACGTAATTTCTCTATAATAGGGGCGAAGGCTTCTTCCCACAGGGGATAGGCAAAAGCTGGCTCTGTGTAAGGTTTGCGGGGAAGCGAATGACCTATCTTGAATTAGTTAATGCAGTTATGGTACGGCTACGTGAGCCGACGGTATCGACCGTCGCTCTGAGTTCGTATTCCAGTTTAATTGGCAAGTTTGTCAATGATGCCAAGCGCCAAGTTGAGGACGCCTACGATTGGAATGTTCTCGGCCAAGAAAAAACAGTCAGCACCGTTGCTGATACGTATGTCTATTCATTGACCGGCGTAGGCCAGAAATTCCGTGTCTCTAGCGATCCGCTAAACACAACCAGTAATGTTGTCATGCGAAATATTAGCGTGGCTGACATGCGCCAAAAGCAAAACTTCACACCGATTGTCACCAACATCCCAGCGCAGTATTGCTTTGAGGGCGTTGATGGTAATGGCGATGCTCAAGTTCAATTGTATGGCCGCCCTGATGGCGTCTATACCATTAAGTTTTTTGTAACTATCCCACAGGCTGCGCTAACTGCTGACAACACATTAGTGTTGGTGCCTGACGTATTGGTTGAGCAAAATGCGTATGCCAGAGCATTGGTTGAGCGCGGCGAAGATGGTGGATTGAATTCGTCAGAGGCTTACAATCTTTATCGCTCCATGTTGGCTGATTACATTGCTTTGGAAGCGACACGCTTCCCTGAAACGCAGGAGTTTGTCTCGATATGAGCCAGCAACTTGAGCGCTTTAGTATTAGCGCCCCAGGCTTCTATGGCCTGAATACGCAAGACTCGCCGCTTGATTTAGCGGCTGGTTTTGCGTTGACTGCGACTAATTGCATCCTTGACCAATATGGTCGGATTGGCGCACGTAAGGGTTGGACAAAACAAAACAGTTCTTCGGGCAATCTTGGCGCTAATGATGTTGGCGTCATTCATGAGTTGGTGCAAACCGATGGGTCGGTAACAACTTTATTTGCTGGAAACAATAAGTTATTCAAATTAAGCGGATCAACAGCTACCGAACTAACCTATGGCGGCGGTGGTACAGCGCCAACCATTACGGCCAATAATTGGCATTGCGCATCGCTTAATGGAATAACGTATTTTTTTCAGTCAGCACATGATCCACTAATCTATGACCCAGCGGTTAGCACAACAACGTACCGTCGGGTAAGTGAGAAAACTGGTTATGCCGGTACAGTGCCATCAGGCAATATCTGTATTTCAGCGTATGGTCGTTTGTGGATAGCTAACACAACAACGAATAAAACAACGCTTACATTCTCTGATTTGATTGCTGGCCATGTTTATACCGGCGGCACATCAGGCACGTTAAATGTGAATAACGTATGGGCAAATGGTGCGGATGAGATCACTGGCCTAGCAGCGCATAACGGTTTTCTGTTTATCTTTGGTAAGCGCCAGATTTTGGTCTATCAAGGAGCAACAGCGCCTAGCACGATGTCGCTCTATGACACCGTAGTCGGTATTGGCTGCCAATGGCGCGATTCGATTCAAAGCACGAATACCGATGTTGTGTTTTTATCCAACTCTGGTGTGCGCTCAGTGCTTAGAACAATTCAAGAAAAGTCAGCGCCATTTCGTGACTTGAGCAAGAATGTTCGTAATGACTTGATGCAATTGGTGGGTGGTGAAACACCGGCGAATATTAAAGCAGTGTATTCGGAAGTGGATGCGTTTTATCTGCTGACGTTTCCGACAGCAAAACAAGCGTATGTGTTTGACACACGCAATGTAATGCAGGACGGCTCGTCGCGAGTAACCACATGGACTCAGATTGAGCCAACGGCATTGTTTGCCTTGCGCAATGGTGATTTATTGATTGGCAAGAATGGCTATGTCGGTAAATACACAGGCTATCTTGATGATACATCGACTTATCGAATGTATTACTACACCAATCACGCTGATTTAGGTGATGTGGCTATTACGTCAATTGTTAAGCGAATTTCAATTGTAGTTATTGGCGGCTCAAATCAAGTAGTTACTATTAAGTGGGGATACGATTTTTCTGAGAATTATTTATCGGAAAACGTCGCTATCCCAACACAAGGCACTTCTGAATACGGCGTTGCTGAGTATGGTGCCAATGGTGTACCTCTTGCACAATACGCTGGCGGTATTGTTATTCAAACCTTATTGTCTCAAGCAACAGGCTCTGGAAAAGTAGTTCAAACAGGATATGAGGCAGAGGTAAATGGTTTCGAGTTATCGATTCAAAAGATTGAAATTTTGGCCAAGCGTGGCCGTATAAGTTAAGGGGCGGCACATGTCTAACTACACCAAATCAACCGACTTTGCATCTAAAGACGCATTAGCCTCTGGCAACGCAGCTAAGATTGTTAAAGGTACGGAGATTGATACCGAGTTTAATAATATCGCCACAGCGATTGCGACGAAAGCTGATTCAGCTAGTCCATCGTTTAGCGGTACGGTAACCGCAGCAACTATTTCAGCCACAACGGTATCCACAGCGGGAGCCGCAATTACTGGTGGTTCAGTTACTGGCATTACCGATATAACCGTTGCTGACGGCGGTACAGGAGCATCAACAGCGGCTAATGCTAGAGCAAATTTAGGTACTGTTGCTGATACAGCGGCCAATGGTATTGCTGCTAGAACGGCAGCTAATACATTAACAGCCAGAACTATTACGGCTGGCACAGGCATTTCAGTTACAAATGGAACTGGCGCATCAGGTGATCCAACTATTACCAATGATGGAGTTATTTCTGTTAATGGAAGTTCTGGAGCGGTAACTATTAATGGATTAACTTCTGGCACTGCTGTTTCTGCTAGCGGTACAAGTGTTGACTTTACTGGTATACCGTCGTGGGCTAAAAGAATAACAATTATGTTATCTGGAGTATCAACAAATGGTACATCAGCACTTTTAGCTCAAGTAGGAACATCAGCAGGAATAGTTGCAACTGGATATTTAGGGTCTGCTGATTTATGGAACAACAGCCCATCAGCAACAGTACAAACTCAAGGCTTAGGAATAGGAAATCAAAATGCTGCTGCTTACGTTTATCATGCAATTTGTAAATTTACAAATATAACAGGCAATACATGGGTTGGTGAAGTTGTTGGGTCACTATCCAATGCTGGGATATTAATATTAGGAAGCACTACAATTGCTTTGTCTGGAACACTAGATAGAATTCGTATTACTACAGTAGGCGGTGTAAATACCTTTGACGCTGGCACAATCAACATTCTTTATGAGTAATCTATGAGCGCCGTACTTGAAGATTTAGGCGGTGAGATTACTCACCACTTTTCCGATGGCTTGTATGCCAAAGAATCATTCGTTCCGGCTGGCACGGCGATCATGAAGCACACGCACAACTTTAGCCATTTATCTATTTTAGCCAAAGGGCGTGTTGCAGTCATGAAGGGTGAAGTAATTGAAATTATTGATGCGCCAGCGTGTATTGAGATTAAAGCAAACGTGATTCATGGTATTAAGGCCATGAGTGATTGTGTCTGGTTTTGTATCCATGCGACGGATGAGAAAGACTCATCAAAAGTGGATGAGATTTTAATTAGAGGGGATTGATATGCCTTGGTTAGCAATAGGAGCTAGTTTAGTTGGCGGGTATATGCAGGGCGAGGCGGCAAAAGATGCCGCATCTACTTCAGCTAGAGCGCAAGAGCGTGCAGCTAGATTAGCCGCTGAAGAGGCGCGTTTTCGACCGATTGGAATGACAACGCGATTCGGGTCTAGCCAATTCGCAATGGATCCGAAAACTGGCCGACTAAGCGCCGCTGGCTATACGGTTAGTCCAGAGCTAAAAGCGTATCAAGATCGCTTAATGGCGCTAAGTGGCGGCGCTTTAACTGATGCTGAAGCTGCTAGAGCGCAATATCAGCCATTAACTGGCGCAGCATCTAGCCTGTTTAATTTGGGTGAGCAATACTTGGCGCAGTCTCCTGAAGATGTTGCAGCGCAGTACATGCAGCGTCAACAGGATTTGTTAGCACCAAGTCGTGAGCGCCAATATGCACAGCTACAAAACCAACTATTCCAAACAGGTCGCGGTGGGTTAGCTGTTGGTGCAACTGGCGAGCGCCCTGGTGGCGGTGCTGGTCTTGGTGCAACAACGCCAGAGACTGAGGCTTACTACAACGCTATAGCGCAACAAGACGCTGCATTGGCAGCTAATGCTCAAGCTGAAGGCCAGCGCCAATTAGCGTTTGGCACAGGTCTATTTGGCCAAGGCGCTGGAATGCTTGGTCAGTATCAGCAGGGTCAGATTGGCGCTTTGTCCCCATTTACGACTTACCTTGGCGGCGTTGGTACTTTGGAAGAATTTGGCCAACAGCCATTTAATTTGGGTGTGAATCTTGGCGGTAGAAATATTAACCAAACAGGCGCGCAAGCGTTACTAGAAGGTGGTTTAAGCGCTGCGCAAACTATGCGACAGGCTAATGCTTATGATCCTTGGGCTGCTGCGTTACAAGGAGTTGGTTCTAGCCCATATATCCAACAAGGAGCGCGTAGTTTGTTTGGTGGTGGCGGCCAACAAAATACTTACAACGCACCTATTGAAGATAGATCATATGGCGCTGTTATGGGTGGCGCTGGCAGTGGTTCTAACTATAGCTGGGCATATTAAGGGGTTATCATGGCAAGCGAAATTCTAGGATTATTTACCTCTCCAGAACAATATCGAGCGCAACAAGATCAACAATTACAAAACCAAGCAATTCAATATGCTGGAATGTCTCCATTTCAACGTGCTGACGTTAGTTTATATACTGGTGGTCGCCAATTAGGTAATGCCGTTGGCAGCCTCTTTGGCATGGAAGACCCACAACTTAAAAAAATCACTATGCGCCAGCAAATGTTGACCGGTGCAGGTGGTGGGCCACGTATTAATCTAAATGACCCAGGCTCAATGCTTCGTGCGGCTAATGTAGCGCAGGAGCAAGGTGATCCAGAGTTTGCTCAATACCTTATTGGCGCAGCCAACGATCTGGCCAAAAACATTGCTGATATGCGCTCAAAATCAGCCACCGCAGCTAAAACAGAATTAAGCATTGCGCAAGAGGAAAAGCTGCGTGATGAACTTAGCAACCTTGGCCCAACGCCAACTAATGAGCAAGTGTTGGCGGTTGTCTCTAAATACGGTTCACCTGAAAAAATCATGGGTGTGTTGCAAGCTACTCAGACTGCGCAAGCCAATAGAGAGGCGCGCAGAGAAGAAACACAATTAAAAATTGAAAGCAAAAAAGAAGATTTGCAAGCAAAGATTGCTGCTGATGAAAAAGCGCGTCAGGAAAAATACGATCAAGATTTAAAAGCCCTTGAGTTGCAACTTGCAGGTAAAAAAGAAACTCAAAAGTTGCAACAAGATTTTATAGCAAGCCAAAAAGCAGCCGACAGAGAAAACCGTAAGCAAGCTGCTGAACTTGCCAAAGAATCTAAGCCATTGCCATCAGGTATCCAAAAGGCTGAAGATGCTGATTACGATGCAGCTCAAGCGGCTATTAATTTGGCCACTGATGCTGACAAGTATTTGACCAGCATCAAATCTGGCAATATTAAGTTTGGCGTAAAAGATCGAATGAGCATTACAGCACGAAGCGCATTAGGCTTTAATGATCCAGATGTGGTTGCGCGTAATGACTTTGAGCGATTTAAAAAGACAATAATAAATGAATCGCTACGCTTAAACAAAGGTACGCAAACTGAAGGTGATGCAACTCGCGCAGCCAAAGAATTAGAAGGCGCTGAATCCGCAGCCGATGCAGGAAAAGCTATTCAGACATTGCGCGACTTAAATTCGCGTCGTGCAGGTGACTATAAGAGTTCTATTGAGCGTCGCCGTAAAAATTCTAAATTACCAATGCCAGAAATAATTTTTGAGTCGCCTAAGTTTGAGCCGCACGTATTTACCAATGCCGACTATGCTGCACTACCTAAAGGCACAGTCTTTATTGATCCTAAAGGCGTAAGAAGGAAAAAACCATAATGGCTACTAATGCATGGGAGTCTGCTCCCTCAATTGAGGAAGAAGCGCCACAAGTATCAACTTCCGTTTTTCAGCCATCGGTGCCATATTCTGGCGCTGCCGAGGCTGGTCGTGCTGTAGCGCAAGGCGCTACATTTGGCTTGGCTGATGAAATAGAAGCGGCCTTGCGTACTGGAAAAATTAGCGGCCCTGAATACGAGAAGCTACGAAACCAATTACGCGCTCAACAAGGTCAGTTCGGCCAAGACTATCCAAACGTCAAAACGCCATTGGAATTAACTGGCGGGATGGTCGTTCCATTTGGCGCATTACAAGCAACTAGCCGCGCCAAAACTGGCACTCAAAGCATGTTGGCTGGTGAGACACTTGGCGGCCAAATGTTGCGTGGCGCTGGCGTAGGAGCCGCTACAGGCGCTTTGTCTGGCGCTGGCTATGCTACCCAAGACACCGGCGAAGAAGCCGTCAAAGGCTCTATTTTTGGCGGTGCGTTGGGTGCAACAGTTCCGGTGGCTATTAAAGGAGCTGGTACGGTTATCCGCAATGTTTTGAGTGCGTCAGGCGTTGGCGACCAACCGGCAGCAGCATCGCGCATTTTGGCCAACTACCTGCAAAAAGATAACCTAACGCCAAACGAAGCTCAAAAAGCATTGGACGAGTTGCGCCGCATTGGCGTACCTAATGCCACCATTGCTGACCTTGGCGAGAATCTGCGTGGTTTAGCGTATAGCGCTTATGCCGTGCCATCTAAAGCCAAGACAGGCACTCAGAATTTCTTGGAGAGCCGTTTAATTGACCAAAAAAACGATGTTGTTACGGCGTTGGCCAATAAGGCTGGTTTAGACATAAATGCCAATGGCTACGAAAGATTAAACAAATTAATTGAAGATCAAAGTTTAGCCGCAAAGAAAGCCTATCCGGCTGCCTACAGCAAAGACGTTTTTGCTAAAGATTTCCGTCAATTTATGGATCGGAATGTTTTTAAAAAGGCTTACAAGGAAGCGGTTGACCGCGCTGATGTGCGTGGCGAAACTTTGCCGCCATTAGATGTGCTATTAAGCGACCGCCGTGTTCCAACGGATGTAATGCACCAACTTAAAATTGGCCTTGATCGTGTCATTGAGAAGGAAACAGATGCGGTTACTGGAAAAGTTACTGGATATGGCACTGATGTTATTAAGGTTAAAAATGAATTTAACGATTTGTTAAAGCAAAAAAATCCAACGTATGCAAAAGCAAATGCTGAATTTGCAGATTCTGCAAGAGTGCAAAATGCATTTCAGATGGGTCAAAAATATCAAAAATTAGACGTTAAAGAAGCAGCAGCAGAAATCAAAAAGTTTAACCCTGCTGAAAAAGAAGCCTTTCGTATGGGCATGATGGCCGACATTAACAACCGCCTTGGTGACTTTAAAGGCGGTGATTTTACTCGCCAGATATTTAAAAGCGACAATCAAAAAGGATTGGCTCGATTGGCATTTGAAGATCAAAACAAATACAACGAATTTTCTCAGTTTGTCAAAGCAATGGACGAGCAAAGCAAGACCGCCAAAAAGGTTATTGGCGGCTCACCAACTGCCGAGCGTTTGGCTACTCAGCAAAACGCTAGCGAGATTGCACAAATAGCGCAAAACGCAGCGCGTGGTGATGTGCTTGGCACAACCAAAGCATTGGCTGGCGCATTGTTTTCTAGAGCAAAAGGCATCAGCTCTGAATCATCTGAGGCATTACAGCAACGCTTGTTTTCATCTAATCCACAAGAGCAACGCGCCATTCTTGATGAACTCCAAAAAAGGACTCAGCGCCGCCCTGTTGGTTTGTTGTCTGGCGCGGCTGCAACTGGTACGGCCACAGGAATATTGGGCGACTAAATGCCATTTGCGCTGATCGCAGCGGCTAACACGGCCATTGCGGCAGCAAAAGCCGGATGCAAACTTTATAAAGACATAAAGAACGCATCCGGCGATGTCAAAGAAGTATTGGACGATCTGAAATCGCAGTTTAGTAAAATTCAGCATCCGACGAATGAGCAAAAGCAACAATTTAATGAAGAAGTAAAAAAGGTTCAGCATGTAGCAAAGGCTGACCCTAACGATGCACTTGGCGAAGTTGGCGAGCATTTAGGTAAATTTCTTGACGCATTTGACACGATTGAAAAACTGTTTTTACAGGAAGAACGTGATTCAAAAAAGGTTTACAAGGGCGAAGAATCTATCGGTAGGCGCGCATTGCGGCGTGTGTTGATACGCAGTCGGTTAAATTCAATGTACGCCGACATCCGCACCGAAATGACGTTTAATGCACCGGCTGAGTTGGGCGATTTGTGGACTCGGTTTGAAAAAATGTGGGGCCAGATTCAAGAGGAACAACGAACGGCCAATGCTGAAGAACTGCGCGGGATACAAATGGCCGCAGCGAAGCGGAGACGAGTTATTAGAAAGCTCAAGGAAAATGCGACATGGTTTGGCGCGGTTCTGTTCGTGACCCTATGGTTAATAAGTCTCCTACTACTGATAAGGACGAGCAAGACAATATCCCTTGGGTATTATTGATCTGCTTAATCACGATGGTGCTAACGCTGGCTATTGCGCTGCCGTTAGTTGGTCTGGCGATTATGGACGCAAACAATGCAACCAATGCGGCGATTATTGAAGTTGATAGGATGCGCAGAATACGCAAATTGATGATGCGTGAATTAGAGGAAAAAAATGCTAACACTGAGCCAACTCAAGCAACTACTACCAAGGAATAAATATGTCGAACATTGGCATAATGCTTTGCATCAACTGCTTCCTGATTATGACATTAATACCCCTCATCGTATTGCTGCTTTTGTAGCGCAGTGCAGCCATGAATCTGGTGGCTTTACGACGCTAAAAGAAAACCTGAATTACAAACCACAATCGCTTCGGCGACTTTTCTCTAAATACTTTCCAGATGACGCTATCGCTAACCAGTATTGTGCGCGCCCTAACAAGCAAGAGGCTATCGCAAACCGTATTTACGCTAACCGCATGGGCAACGGTGATGAGTCTAGCGGTGATGGCTACCGCTTTTGTGGCCGTGGTCTTATCCAGCTTACTGGTCGGTCAAACTATCAATCCTTTGCAGATTCTATTGAGGTGGATGGTCGCCCACTAAAGATCGACGAGGTGCCAGAATACTTGGCCACGTTTGAGGGCGCTGCTCAGTCTGCTTGCTGGTTTTGGGAAACAAACAACCTAAATCAATGGGCGGATAAATCTGACATTCTTACACTAACTAAGCGCATTAACGGAGGCACCATTGGACTCGAAGACCGTAAAAAGCATTATGAGCATGCTTTGCATGTGCTTGGTGCTTAGTGCTTGCCAAGATCGTTTTAGGTATCCTTGCCAAAATCCTGAAAATTGGGAAGCAAAAGAATGCAAGCCGCCCATTTGCACTGCAACTGGTACGTGCCCTGAAGATGTCACGCAACCCGAAAAGGTGACGAAATGAATGAAGAAAATCTGAACGCTTGGCTGAAGTTTGCTATCGGCATTTGTTTTTGCATGATCTTAATGATGATGGCGTCGCTGTCTATGTATAGCGTTGTATTTGTGACACAGCCAATGTCAGGTATGGCACCAGCCGATAAGCAATTTTTTTTATTGCTTTCTGACATGTCTAAATACATCCTTGGCGCATTGGCCACGTTGATCGCCGTTAAAGGAAAAGATCAGTTTGTGCCGCCAGGGTTGACTACTGCCAAAGAGCGCGAAGAGGCAATGAAGCCTACGCCGCCAACTACGCCGCCGTCAGCGCCTATTACGCCAGCCAAGCGCGTGGAGCCGACGATTGAGCCAGTATCAGCCGCAGCGCCCGTTGTTTTAGGTTTTAATGGCAAACCTGCCCCACCACCCGCAGCACAACCGGAGATTGAATGATGCGCAACCTTTTTATGATGCTGTTGTTTGTTCCTTTGATGGCGTTTGCTGGTGGTGAGATGAAGAAGGTTTGCCATGAAGAAAAAGGCAAACAAGTCTGCAAAACGATCAAAGTCCATAAAAAATTAGAAGGTACGAAAGTGCCGCCTAAATGAATCCGTATTTCATTGCTGGCAGTGTCCTAGCCGTAGTGTTTGCCTACGGCGCTGGGCATTGGCAGGGCGACGATGCTGGCCAGGCTAAAGTTCAGGCCAAATGGGATAAGGAAAAGGCCAAACAGATGGCCGAGTACGCCGAGAACATGCGCTTGGCCAGAGAGAAAGAGCAAGCGTTGCAGGTCGGAGCAAATAATCTACGTGAGGAAAAAGATCGTGAGCTTAAAAAGATTGCCGATACTAACCGTATTCTTCTTGGCAGCTTGCGCAACCGGCCAGAGCGCCCCGCCGAAGGCAGTGCCGTGTCCGGTTCCTCCGGCGCTTGTAGTGCAGCCACCGGAGCGCAACTGGCAAAAGGAGATGCAGAATTTCTTGCAGGGTACAGTGCCGACGCAGCCAGCCTCAAAGCAGCCTTAGACCAGTGCGTCAAGCAGTACGAATCGCTTAGACGTTAATAATACGACGGTCGCGGGGCGCAAGTAACATCGACAACAACATCCGATGTGCGCCCTGCAATCTTCCGTTTGGCCAGTATCATGACGGCTCTGGTGCGATTGGATTCACAATCCTGAATGGCTAGAATCACTTCGTTGCGACTCATAGGTTCAATATTTTTTTCAACCGTCAATGATGTACTTGGCATGTCAAATGTTGAACATCCGGTTAAGAAAAACAGCGGTAAAAGTTTTTTCATGATTTCTCCATTTTTATTTTAGTGATTAACGATCTGCTCAATACCTTGAGCGCATCGCATCCGAAACTCAGCCCATTTTTTTATGAACTTAGGGTCTTCTGATGGCGGCATCCAATCGTAATTGGCGCGCCATCGGATAGTGACATCGGTAGTTGATGGCGTATAAATGTAATGGTCACCCATACTCATGTTATTACGTTTCTTCATAGTTCCTCCGGTCTTCGTTTTTCCTTCGCGTAGCAACTTCTTTCTTTTTAATTAACGCTACCTCTTCTTTAGTATAAATAGCTTTTGGTTCTGGTGGCGGCAACGATGCCAACCATACCTCGCCCGTATAAGCAGAAAAGCTGCATTTGTTGCATTTACGCAACCGCCTAACCCCGCCTGGCTGTTTTTGCGTCCATGTTACGTAGGTCTTGGTGCCACACTCTTTACAGTTCATTATCTTCCATCATTAAATAAGCAATCATTCCGGCAACGCCAATAGTGATACCGGCTCCTATTAATACAGCACCAATCGCAGCAATCGCAATCATTGTTTGCCTTTCCATTGAATAAGATCAGCACTTTTCAATTCATTGGTTTTGGCATCAAACACCAATGAAAGGTTGGGGAATTTTGCGCCGACATCAATAAACAATTCACCGTTCAATATGTGCGCGTTTAACTCAATCGCATA